CAATCTCAACCCTATTCTGCTAATTTCCAATTTGGAGCAACCTTACCACCACAATATCAACATATTCATAAAACAGGGCAAAAATAATTTAGAATTAATTATAAAATTAATTTTCTCTGTTTATAATATATAAGATGAGTTTAACAGATGTCGCATTAAGGGAACTTTGTAAAAGAATGGAAATACCATTAGCGGATATTTGCTTTAAAGATGAACTGCCTAACAAGTTAGAGTTTAACAAAGCATACATCATTAATTTAGAAGATGAATATGACGAAGATGGTAAAAAGAATGGTGGAACACACTGGGTCTGCTTACAAATAAATAAATATCCAAATGGTAAGGTTGAAGGTATTTACTTTGATCCTTATGGGGTTGGAAAACCGAGTGATGTTAAGAAAGCAGTTATGAGGACTATTGGTAAGAATATTCCAGAAACCACAAAGGATATTCAATCCCTTATGAATAATGCCTGTGGTTGGTATTGTTGTGCTTTATTACACTTCATAAATAGTAGTCAATATAGAAGTAAGGATTTATTTACAGATGTATCTACTTTTTTGGATATGTTTGATGACTTAAATGAAAGTGTTGATTTTAAGAAGAATGAGTATATATTAAAGCACTTCTTCCGTAGTAGTGATCCAAAAAAGCGAGGAGCAATTGATATAGATTTAGAACCTATCGTAGAAAAGGAAGAGGGTAATAGATTGGATCTTACCAAAATACCAGTAGGTATGAAAATGGTAGAAAAGTAGCAAAGTGGGGCGGTGTTTTAGATATTTTCTTAAAAACATTTTTCATTTTTTAATAATCATAATTAATTATTAAAAAATTATTTATAAAATCTTTGTAATTACCGCACAAGTTTGCTACTTTGCTACTCTTTCTTTACATAGGTCTTTAACATCTCTTTACTTGAACCCATATCTTCCATAGTGTCTGCTATTGCCTTCTCTTTCTTAATAGTATCGGCGAACTTATCAGTAAGATAAGTATGACGCAGTTGATTAACACCAACCTTTTTACCATTAAAGATTTTATTTAACCTTTGGTTGAGTTTCACAGCACTTAACTTATTCATATTAGCATCAAAGAATAAATATTCAGTAGGGTTAATCTTGATCCACTTTGCTACAATATTCTTCAATTGAACTGGAATATCTACAACTTGTTTGCCGTATGTTTTTGCTGTTTTATAAGAGTTAAATATAAACTTATTCCTTTCCATATAATTATCTTTATTCACATCAATATTTCGTATCTTAAAATCTACAAAATCTTTGGATCTTCTGGGTGAAATATACACACCACCTAAAACACATAAAATAATGTAATTTTGGATTTCTTGTAAATCACTAATGGTCTTCTGTCCTTTCTTCATAATTGCTTCGGCATTCTTTCGTAAATCTGCTACAACTTTATTTACTGCTTCTTTTTCAACCCAACTTGCTTCTTGTTTATCATTCTTTTCTTGCTTGTTAATATCAGCGTTGTAATCTCTTACATCTTTTAGCATTAAATCTCGGTATTCCTTCTTATCAGTAATAATTACCAAAGCACTTAAAATGGTCTTTCTTCTATTTGGTGGTATTCCTTCTAAATATTTAAGAACAGGGGCAGGGTGAGTAAATCTGTCTAAATTGTAATCATCATCTTCATAAACTCTCTTGTAGAGATTTCTTAAAATACTACCATAAGTAGTCAGGGACGATTTAGAAAGTGAGGGACGCTTTTTAGAAATGTATTCCTTAATGTTTTCCATTCTATATATAATATTAAGAAAGAAAATATATTTAGGTGAATTAATTAATTATTTAGATTAATTTTCTATAATTTTTTATATAGTTATATTATATAAATGGAAAGTGAAAAAATCCGTAGTTTTAAGAACGACCTAAAAATGGGTCTTGAAAAAGAGTTGGAAGTCATAGACATTCTAAAATTGAATTGGGAAGATGAAGAGGACATTAAGAACACCAAAGACATTTATGGGGACGATTACTACATATATGACTTTGAAGCGAATAGTGGAACAAGTTGGGAACTTAAATCTCGTAGATGTAATAAGCACACATACCCTACTACAATTGTTCCAGTTAGTAAGGTAAGAGATACAGACAAAAAACAGGTATTCGTATTTAATTTTAAAGACGCTACTTGCTCTCTGGATTATGAAAAAGAGTTATGGGATACATTTGAAGTAAAAGATGTTATGACTTATAGGTATGGAATTAGGGACAGACCTAAACCACATTACCATATACCAGTTGATAAACTTACAGACCTCGTTAGGGTTATGAAGTTTCCGTCTGTGGAAAGTTTCATTAAATATAAAGAATGTCCTGATGGTATGGAAGATCCAAAAGAACCTATGATATTAAGTGAATGTTAAGGATTTATATAGAATTATATGATTATTTATATTAATTATCATATAATATATAGAATATCAATATAAAGTATTAATAAAATTAATTTTATTAATCATTTATACACTTTTATACAATACTTTATCTTAATAATTATATAATACATATAATTATAAAGTAATAACTTAATTTTTAGATTATGGTATAGGATTTTTGACCTTATCAACCAATTTCATTCCATAATTATTTATCTTTTTAGGTATTTTTAAACCTGGTTTTAACTTTAATGGTAGGTTTTTAAATCCAGAATAATCTACTATATGATGAACTCTACCATAACGCTCACTAACTACCGCCACATCAGGGTGCTGGTCTGCTAATGACTTTGCCTTTTTATATAACCCATCTTTCTCTTTATAGATTTTCTCATTACCTCCTTTATTTGTTAATGTAGTTTCTTTATTCGCCATAATACAATTAAACAATATGGTAGGAAACCCTGCCTTTAATAGTCGTAAGGATAAATCAGTATCTTCATTATATTTACCTCGCCAACCTTCACCAATTACATCAGGTATATCGTTGCTTAATAATATAGATGAATAAACCCTCGTATTTTTTGTTATTGGATCTAATGATGGGTTCATACCAAACATAGTATAGTTATGACCGCTCATTTTCACATCAACATATCTATCTGTATAGTCTTCAACTATCTTAAACACACAACCACCTTTTACTACAACTCTTTCATTATTATTTAATCTTTTCCAATCACCAATATTATCGTCTAATATCCAGTGCCGTCCAGTTTTACTTTTACTTCTGGCGTGATCCATTATGAAGTTTCTTGCTGGTATTCCTCCTTGGTCTTTACCCAGATATTTCTTTGGTAAAATCAATATTTTACTCTTATCAATATGCTCGGCATAATTATCGTATTCTTGTGGTTCAACAACAATCTTATATGGTATATTACACCATTCCAAATATCTACTGGTTAGTCGTCTTTCCCATCTACCTTTTGATAGAATGTATATAGGATATTTCGGCATATAACCTTTACTTTCCCACATTTTACCCTTATAAGGGTTAAGTATTTTATTAGGTCTTTCAGGAAACCAACCAAAGGTTTTTTTGTTTATGTTTTCACCTAATATTTTGCTAATATCGGTTAAGAATGGTTCGGTCTTGTTTCCTTTCTGTATTTGTAATACTATATGCTTGGTATTCAATAGTGCTGGATTTTGTTTATATTCAGGCATATCATACCATTCACAACATTCTATAAAGAACTCTTGGTCTTTATACCTTGATGATCCAATTTTTAATTTACTTAAATCAACACTTATTTTGTATTTGTTTAATACTGATTTCAACTTGGTTAGAAAAGTTTTCATTTGTGCTTCTGTTGGGGTATGTATTGTAAGATTTCTATAATCCTTATTACCATCTGTGAAATGGATTTTTAGATAATAATTGTCTATATTGCCTACACCTTTGCCCTCAATTATATTAACGGACGATGAGGGCATACTCGCCCCATTTAGTTTTTTCGTTCTCTACTTGCTATTTTGAGTGCTTCTTTATATGATACACCTTCTCTCTTTTGAACTGCTTTTACTTCATCAATCCATTTGGAAGATTTCTTAACACCTACACCGCTCATTTTTACTAATTCTTGTCCGCCTTTACTACCAGCATAAGAACCCAGCATACTTCCAGCAGGACCGCCATAAGAACCTGCTAATCCACCCAAAGCACCAGTTAATACTGGGACACCTTCCCTAAATGCTGTCCTTCCAACTTTTTCCATAATACCACCCTTTTTGAACCCTTCATTTAATCCTTTTTGGATTGTGCCTTTTTTACTGAACTCTTTTGCTACTGGTTGAACTACTGCTTTATTAATAGTATCACCTGCTTTTCTAAACCATCTACCAGCACTCTTGAAGATATTACCGCCATCAATTTCCGCTAAAATAGGGTGGTAGATTGCTCCACCTTCCATTCCAGATCCACATATAGCACAACCACTTCCAGCATACATACCTTCACCAGCATATAGACCTTCACCAGCATATAATCCATCTCCACCAACGCCACTTAAATAAATGCCTTCACCATCGGTTTCCTTTACCAACGCTTTCATCTGCTTTTTGGTTAATTTCTTCACCATATTTATACTATTACCAGAGATTTTATTTTTCTTTGGAAGCAACACATTTAAATAAAATCTTGCCCTTTTAATTGTAGTTTTATTATACTTACTGGGGTCTTTCAATAGCATTCTGGCGAAATCTTCTAAATCTTTTATATTAGAGTTTTTATGTTGGTTCTTAAACCTTTCATATTGCTTGGTGAATGATCCCCATTTAATATCATCAAAGTCAATACTTTCCTCCATACCATCACCTTCAATTTCATCATCATCACTTCCATATTCACTATGTAATCCCTTACCCTCCATAGATTTACTATAACATAACATTTTATATTTTTCAGTTAAATCGTTCATCTTTCTACCTTTAATAGAAGCATTCATTTTCTTATTTAATAGTGCTTGGACTTCATCTTGATATTGTTTATGAATATCTCCACCTTCCATAAATACATTTGCCCTTGCTCCTATATTTGTTAAAGTATTACTCAACTTTCTTAAATAAGGTAAATCCCTAAATAATTCCTTTGTATCTTGTTTCACAAACTTTCTATCATTAGCATCTCCTATATCATTAGCATTCATAACTGCTAATATAAAATCCTGACAATTATTATCTTTTGCTGAATAACCAAAGAACTTCTTATCACCCATATATGCTTTGGTTTTACCTAATACTCCATTAAGATCCAGAGTATCAATAGGAAATACCCTAACTATTTCTTCTTCTGTTTTTGGTCTTTTCTTGGGGTTTATCTCCATATTTATTCTCTCATTTTTCTCTAATAGCATTTGCTTACCATCATTAAGGTTGAATACCATATATAAATGGAATAGTTCATCAAACTCTCGCTCCCTTTGTCTTTCACCAAACTTACCACCAGAGAAGAATGATAAAGCACCAGTTAATAATCCTGATACTGGACTACGCCTTATACTAATACCTTTAATAGTTGATGATCCATATTTATTTAATAGTTCCTTCAATCTGGGTGATAATTGTGTAATATTACCAGTTATAACTGCTTTTGCTTGATGTGCTTTATCTTGTATGGTTTCTTTAATACCTCCCATTACGCCATAATTTTTAACATTTCTAATTACATCACTTATAATTCCTTCACCTTCGGCATCTGCTTTTGCCTTCTTTCTTTCTTCTCTTTTTCGCTTATTAGATGCTAATGTTTGTTCTCTTTTCTTTTGTTTCTTTTCTTCTTCGCTTTGGTATTTTGTAGGTCTTCCTCTTTTCTTTGGTGCTGGTGCTGGTGGTTCTTTTCTTGCTTTATTGATTGCTATATTTTTGGGTAGTGTTTCAGGTCTTCCTCTTTCTTTTGGTTTGGTATGTTGTAAAACTGGAACATTTTTCGCTGGTCTGTTTTCAAATTGTTTTACTAACTTGTAGTGATTTCTAATAATGGTTCTATCTTTCTTGCTAAATAGTTCCAAAGGTATTGGATCACTCATATCCTCAACCAAAACCGCATTTTTTACTGGTTTTCTTGTTAATTTCAACGCTTTCTTTTTTCCTCTGGTGCTTAATCCTCGTTCTTGACTGGTAGGATTAACCAATTTATATTTTCCTTGCTTTCCATAAGGCATTACAAAATATTCAGGTAGTATTAATTCACTTTCACCAAATACAGGTGCTACAACTTCATCACCGCTTTTTTTCAACTTCGGCATAATATATTATATAATTACATAATATTTTATTTTCCAAAAATTATATACTTATTCTTAAATACTTCCACAATAATTCGCTAATCCATATTTTCAACAACCATAATATACCATCTACCATAATATATGGATAGATAAATTATTTGGACTATATTTATTCTTCTTCCAATCTCCTTTTATGTTAGTGCTTCTGGTTAAATAATTTTGTCTTCGTTTTAAGTTCTTATGCTTGGTAAAATCTTCATATCCCATTTGACCGAAATGAACCCATTTACCCTCTGGTGTTTTTACCATATATTTTTTATCCTTCCTACCAGATATTTCAATAATTACATCTTTACCCAGATATTCTCTCGCCTTTTTAAATACTTGTGTTGGATCACTATACTTTTCTAATCGTTCTTTCTTTTCCTTACTGACGAAAGGTTGTAGATTTTTTCTACCTTTTATTTTCTGCTTTTCTTTAATTTTCTTTCGCTTCTCATCATAATCCAATTCTCCTTTTGTAATAGGTGTTTTATCACTTACTCTAATTGTAGGTCTAAAAGTAGGGTATTTATCTTCATCATCACCTATATCTTCCCATTTTTCATCAAACCATCTATCTAACCCTTCATTATCAGGTTTCCCTTTATATTTACCTCCATATTCTTTATAGGTTTTTACAATAAATCCAGATTTATAAGCACTTGGTTTATCATATACTAAATCCGCATATTTTCTTACTTGTTCGTATAACTCTTTATCCAAAGGTTCAGGCATTATACTATATCATTAGATTTTTCTTTGTTT